AATGTTATATCGGTAACATAGGACTTTCCATAAATATCTAGCGCTACATTTTGGGGATCGGCTACTACATTGGTTTCGCCGGCTTTACCGCTTCCAAATTGTAAATATGTATTATTGCGGTCGCGCTCTACTACAAACTTGCGTGACACCAAATAAGGTTTAATAATCGAAGGGACGTTATCGTTTTTAAAATTATTGTTCGCTACTTCTTTAAAAACAATATCTTGTGATAAATAATCAACTTCATAGTAATCGTTACCATCACTATCCACTACGGAAATAATCTCCGCTACATTACTATTAGTAAGTTTTAATTTTAAAAATCGTTGATAGTTTTTAATAGTCAGGCTTTGCTGGGAGAAAAAGCCAGAAACAACATTTGCAGATGCTTTGACTGCAAAAAACGTAGGTGCGCCAGTCGATTCATCGACGCGCGCTACTACTACAGGGTTGGCCACATTGTTAAAGTCAATATTTTCTGTGAGGACAAAATTAAGCCCACTTTGAGAAGTACAACGTGAGCCTCGTTTTAAGATTGGCAAGTATCGCGTGTCGGGGCCTAGGCCGGTGGCGCTAGCGGGTACAAGAATAAAAAATTGAGCTTGGCCATATGTGGAGCTTCGTCCAGTATCCCGATATCCGAGAATACGGCCATGGCGTAAAATATTACTATACTGGTAGGCTGTATCTAGAAACGTTTCATTAACGTTATAATCCAAGTAGAGAGAAAGCTGATCTCCTACATACGCTACCGAATCCAACATCAGTGCGCCAAATGATGCTTCTGAGAAATCTTGGAAAGTATCCGGATAGAATCTCTCTGCAATTTGCATCAAATCAGCACGGATACTCTGAAAATCTCGATGAGTATAATCTATGGGAAGAATTTTGGTCTGTGAATCAGCCATTAAATAACCTCAAATTTAAATAGTTATTGCTACTAAATCTCTAACATTAATACCGGGCACATGATAATAAATCTTTAAAGAAAGGGTGTTGGTGTCTAAATTAGTTCCCGAGAAGTCTAGACGACTTATAACAATCGCGGGCAAATAAATCTTCACTTGCTCGTGAATTTTAGTACTAATACGATCTTGAATTCCTTCATATTGATTGGAAAACAAATACATTTTTAGACCTACTCCAAAAGTGGGCGCCATCACTCTTTCGCCCGGATTGGTCAATAAGAGCATTTTTAAGTTTTGTTGAAGCATTCGTTGAATGCTTTTGTTCATTACAAAACCATCGATGGAGCTATACTTTAGGGGTAATTTAACACTTAATGATGCCATAATCTTTAATATATATCAACCTCAATCTTTTTTACTACAAAGCTCGCCCTTTGCATTGTAAGGATTTGACCGCAATTTTCTCCATTTCCACCACGGAAGCATCCGTTTGGCGGTCGTAGTATTAAAAGCTCTTCTAAGAATTTTTAATTGAAAATTGGAAGCACTCTCGTCTCCGGACAACGTATCCTTTTTGGGATCGAAATCCCGAGAATAATAATAGGTTCTAAATAGCTTTTTAATCCTCGATTTAGAGTTTCGCAATAATATCTTATCCCAGTCGTCCCATTCTTTTACAAAAAGGCCCGCAAAAAAGCCGGGTTGGCGATCTGAATATGCAGCCCAGCCCGGGGTATATTCATATTCCGTAAAATAAATTGTTTTGTCTCCTTCCGTCTCTTCGTTTACGGCGACCCGGGAACCGGGCTTTTTGGAGGCTTCCGTGGAACCGGGGCCTTCGGACTCACCGGGGGCCACTGTTACTTCACCAATGGAAGGTAAAAAGGAGATATCATTATAAATAGCTAACAACGAGGTGTTTTTATTCATTGCAAAAATATAATTCTGAATTAATTTGAAGGTAGGATCATCTCGTAAATGACCCAAAAGGCACAATAATAATTTACTATTTCCTCTAATCGGCTCAAATTGCTTTATTTTTACATCTAAGGCGTTTACTTCTGCCGATAGCAATTCTCGCTTTTGGCCATCGATTATAATAGAGAATTGGAGGCCTTGTCGCACTCCTAACTTTCCTTGAAGTCCAACAACTTGTCCGCCAGAATTTAAGACGTGGGCCAAAGTACCCGGATAAGCCTCAGAAAGACTAAGCTCTCCATCGTTGGCTTCTATAAGCTGGCGCGCATCTTCAGGCGCCATTTTCACACCTTCCAGGCGGATGTATTTTTCTAAGACGAAAGGATGCTCAGTATCAGTTACATCGGGAGTAAAAGGATAATCTTCAACATTTCCAATGTTATTAGACAACTGCGTTCCATAAGGCTTTAATAGATCGTGAGCGACCATGGCATGTGTCTCGCCGGCCATATACTGCGGAACTCCATAATCATCAACATGTACATGGAAATAGCCTACATAATCTGCGCCTTTTTTGGCCGACGATATGGCTTCCGAATTGTCTTCATCCACATAAAGTTCGCCGCCATAAGTATAGTGATCGTTTCCGCTCGTAGGCAATCCTGATAATTCTTTTTGGCTTTCTTCGCTTAGATTAAAACCTGCGGATACGCCTTGCGATAAACGGCTAAACATATAGTAAGCCAAATTAGTATAGAGGGGCGCGCGGGCCGGATTGACAGACTTGACGTTGGCTAAAATATCTTTAGCCACTTGAGATAGTTCTTGATTCATCATCTCTGTAAGTACCACTTTAGCATCTTCTTCACTATATCGTACAGCTTCAAATACTTTCTTTTCTTTCCATGATTGTAGACTCTGAAAGAGGCCCGCATCGTCTAATTTACGAGCTTCTTTAAGATCTTTCTTTTTATAGAATGGATATTGTTCTTGTAGATTGTTTAATCTATTTAATGCTCGAAGTACTGCCGGCGGTGGGGCAACTATTTGGCCACTATCCACTTTGCGTCCATAAGTTTGTACTGCTTGTTCTAAAAAGGCATACCAAAATTCATTATCTTTAAAAAGGGTGAAAAGTTCCCACCCGTTTCCTTGTGCATCTTTAAGACTATTTTCCATAGCCTCTACGATATAGCGCGCATAAGAAGGCCCAAACATATCCGGGAAAGTGGGCTCAAATGTAGTAAAGGTCGCGATAGCTTTTGTTAAATGGGTGCTCGCATAAATACGTAACGTAGCTGTAATTAATGTTTCGATGCCAGCCTTGGAGGGTCGCGACAAAATTCGATTATAGGGAACTTCTAAAATACAATCGGGATTGCCGCGCAAACGTTCGTCTTCGGGAATAGAGGAATAAGTTTCTTCTACCTTTTCTCTAATCTCTCCAAAATTAATCATATCCGAATTTTTAGGCTTGCATGCAGTTAATTCTGGAAAGGCGATGTCTACATATCCGAGCCACCCTTCGTTTTTAAGTGGTTTTACATATAGCGGAGGACTAAGATAGGAGCCTCCATAGGACCCCGGATGTAAATAAATTACGCGGGCATCGTCTTTGTTGTCATATTGATCTCGACTTAAGCCAAAAATATGATCTTTATTCTTTAAATTTAAATCAGCATAAGGCGTGCCACCATCTACTCCGTCCACTTGTCCGTCCCCTACCACATATTCAAATTGTTCTTCCGTGATGGTATCCACTTTGGCTCCATATAAAAATGCTTCGTTGTTCCCCGAAACTTCTAGGGCCATCGTTTTTAAAATCGAAGTCATAATTGTATTATAGCTGGTGTTCACCACACCATAGTCTATATTGCTCCCTTTGTTACTTAAAAGCTCTCTCAATAATACGACTTGAGGAGCCAGCGTCCTTTCAGCTATAAAGTTGGCTGCGGTATCCGGATATTCATTGCTGTCGAAATCCTCTAACGTGTCATCTTCCGCAAGAAATTCATAGAGGACTTCTTCTTGTTCAAGTTTAATAGAAGGTATCGGGAGTGGCAGTAATGGAGTCGGGGCTACCAAAGCGGCCATAGGCAACATTGGCATATTCAGTACGGTTACGTCCTTAATCCTAATACGCGCGTTACTAACATTCATATTAATAGGGGCCGCATTATCTTTTTCTTGATTAGTATAGGGGCCCTGTAGGTCATTTAAAAATACATCAATATTATATCCAAAGTCGAAATCTCCTGGGTTCCCTTGACCTTGATTGTTATTTCTAAAACTTAAAGTCGTGTCTGGGGTTGCTTTCCGGCCCGAGGAAATAAATTTAATAGTTTCATTGTCATAATTGGTTTCCATGCGAACTCCATATTCCTCATTTGGCACCAAGGTTATGTCCGGGTCGGCCGAACCAAACAACTCGCTAAATGTTGCAGAAGAAGTTGTGGGGGCCTCATAATCGTTGGTCGCAATAAAATTAATTGCAGTATCTCCGCTTTGCAAATTTTCTCCTAATTCTGTTTGGAGCCATTCGGCGACCTTCCATGGAAATTCTCCATGTTGTTTATCGACGGTATCAAAATTTCCAGATTCGCCGTCTGATCCCGAAATAACAAAATCTACATATTGTTTTTTTCCGAAATCTGTGGCCACTTTGCGCTGGTGGGCGGTATAGGGGTTGCCCTGAGTATCCGCTAAGATCATATTGAAGAAGCCCCAATCCGACTCAAAGGGCCCGTTGCCCATCATGTCCGTAATATAGGCTGTTCTTAATTGTTCAAGCCCGTCACCTACCACCCCTGTGGCTGTTTTGGTAACTTGTTCCGGTTCAAACGGCACAAGACCATCATCACATCCCGGCGCTGAAACGATGGGAGGGCCGCCCGGTGTGCCCGGCATCCCGGGAGGGACACCATTTTGTGCAGCTTGAGCAATATCTCCTAGGTCATCTTCTAAATCTTGACGAATTTGCTCGCACATCGCTGCAGCTTGAGATGGGGTGGCGCGCCCATTTAAAACACTAGTTCTATAAGAACAGAAATTCTCTAAATCTTCAGGGGTTGCGCAAAGAGAAGGATAAGCCGGCTGTTGGTCATTTTCTGGAAGCTCGTCCAAGATATCTTGAGCTTGCGCTTTTACTGCTGCCGGCATCGCATTTCCTACATTATTAAGGAAACTTCCGATGGCCGCTTTGTTTGGAAGACCTTCTCGATATTGAGGATACGATATATCAATTAAATTGTCTACGCCTTTCAAGAACATTTGTGATGGCTCTCCGGTAAATGCTCCTAATAATTCATTCCGAGTAGCAAATCCAGACATGTCAGCAGCAAATTGAATGGCTGTATCCGGATCGGCGAATGCTGCGGCGCCCGGGCCCAAGAGCCCCATGAGGCCGGTAACGGTTTCGTCGACCTGCTCTTGAGATGCGTCTTGGCCACAAATAGTCTCTCGCACAATGTCACCAAAAGTGTTCTTCCCAGTTAGCATATCGGGAATTCCTGCAGCTAGATCGCCGGCTTGTTCCAGGGCTGTGCAACTTGCACTTCCAATAATCTCACACAACTTAGCCATAAGTTTAGTCATTATGGTTACCACAGCTTGTTGCAGAGCTTGCTTTAAAGCAATATTGATTGCTGCGCTCCAATCCATTTGCGCAGGAATCCACCCAAAGGGATTTTTTAATTTAGGCATCCGAATATCATCTGTGTTATTACAAATGGGAAGCTGGATATCACTAATAGTATCAAAAACCCCTGGATCTAGGATAGGAGGCGACGGACAACTTGTTGCCACAAGAGTGTCGGCAATCAACTTAGCGCCGGGATAGCGATTAAGAACATCCAATAATCCAAAATAATCGTCAGCAAAATATTCTAAGACAGCTAGAATATAAGCTTCGTGAACTTGACCGGGATTTAGTTTGGAGGCTCCGATAGCCGGCAAATCAAACTGCTGGGCTAACGTGCGTACTGTTGGCTGTGTTGTAGTACTAGCTTCGTTATTTTCTTGAGATGCCACATATTGTTCATCTTGCCAGGGCTCAGTCCACTCTAATTCTCCCGATGCGGTATCAGAAATTTGTTGCATCGTGCTTCCTTCTTGAAGCAACTGGTTTGTATTAAGTTGATCTTTTACTAATTTGTTTAATTCATACTTAACATTTCCCGGCAATTGGCCGATCAGATCTCCAAATTGTGTAATACCCATTGCTCGCAACGCTGCTTGTAAAATCTTACTTAAAGCTTGTTCAAGGGTCATTCCTTTGATTAAACAACTAATAGTTTCTAATAAAATATCTTGGAGGCCGCATAGTTTAATACGATCAAACCCATCTTGCCACATCTGGTCAAGCGTAGGATTTCCTCCTTGAGAAGCGCCTCCAAAGAGGCCTACACACATTTGATCTTTCCAGCCGCCTTCTTTAAGATCTCTATAAGCTTGTTCAATCGCCAAATCGTTCATAGTTTTTAAATCAGTAGTATGAGGATCGTATACAAGGCCCCATTCGGCGCGTTGAGTATTTGTTTCTTGGAGATCTTGATTACATAAGTTTACATTAAACTTATATGCGATTGCTTCTTTTAATCCAAAAGCTTCATCTAATATATCTTGACCAAGTTGTTTGCCTTCTTCTGCTAAATTCTCTAATAGGCATGCCCCAACGGTTGGGCCGAGTCCAGCTTCTTCGCTTAAAGGATAATTAACCTTTTCTACGACAGCCGGAACGGTATATTTTTTTATAAACTCAATCCAGGGGGCCGGCTCTCGGGCGTTCAAATCCGATACCATTTCTTTCATGCGAATAAAATAATTTACCGCAGTAGGATCTCTAAAGGCTTCCGATTCTTCAGTAAGCCCCTTTAAAGTACCTTTTTTAAATACAGCTTCAGGATTTTCGCCGCACGCAGCAGTATATACCGCTATTTCTATTAATTTAGAATCCTTATCAAACGTAAATTTTAATTGGGTCACAGCGGCAGTAAAGGGTCCAAAACTCCCCACAAAGGCAATGTTGTACCCTTTTTTATTTAACCACTTGTCTAAATCTTTTAAAAGGCTCCCCAAAGTGCCTTTTAATTTAATCTTCCAATCTCCATAGGGCTCTAGGTCAAAAACTTTTCCTGTTTTATCAAAAACCAGATTGCCTTTATCTACAGAGCGATAAACTTTATAATAAAGATTGTAAAGATATAAGGCGCGCCGTAATACCAATAAATCTTCATTAAGTTCATTGGCTAAATAAGTAACACTTCTTGCGCCTTGCATAGGTGCAGTATAGGGAGGTGTCTCCTCGGCTTCTTCTTCTTCAACCGAGGCCGGGATTGGCGCTAGGGTATCATATGGGAGCGAGTACAAAAGCTGTACTCTAGAGCCGGCATAGGCATCGAGATCATAAGTAGAATACTCTAGATCATCCCGAATTAGTTGGCGCGTTTCATTAGTATTTTCTTTATTAAAGTTTGTCAACAAAGAAGTAATAGCAGCTTCTTCATATTCTTTAAAAATGCTATCCATGTATTCGCTCACTTCGGAGCGACTTGCGTTACTTGAAGGGGCTACTTTCGAATGGTTGGCACACAAAACCGTAACTTGATATTTACAAATCTTTTCATTCAGCCATGGATTGTTAACTGTCTGATTTTTCCAACTGGGAACACTGGCATTAGGATCTGGGGTGCATTCAGGACATGCCGGTGTTTCAACAACGCCAACTACATCATCGCACAGATCTATTAAGCCATCGCCAGTTTTATCTTGATATCTTAAAAATTTAGATTCTGCCATTTAGAATTCTTAGCTCTTTTAATAATTATGTAGAGTATACATTTGGACTACAAATAAAACGCCGGCCGGGAGATTGAAGATAATTAAACTCTAACAACCCTAAAGTGAGTCGACTTTGATAAATACTATTAACATATTTAGAGATATACTGAGTAGCTGTTTGTGTGGAGGCTCCTGCATAGTGAGGCTGTATCCCAGGATATACCGTCACCCCTAAAATGGAATTAAAACTCGTCTGCATTACTGAAATATTTAACATTATTCCTAGCATATCTTGTAATAAGTCGGCCATTTCTTGAAGCGCCATACGGGTATTATCTCCCTTGAGGAGAGGTTGTAACGCCTTGACTGTCATTTCTTGACCGCCATTAATGAGAGGTGGTAAGCCAGCTTTAAATTTCACATCGCCAGTTCTATTGCCGGCTATTAATTCAATAGGGGCGGCTCTTGGAAGCGCTTCGTCTTTAGAATTAGTTTCGCCGCGGCCATTCGTAGACCATCCTACTGCCCCGCCTGTTACAATCTTTACCCCTTCGCGGCCAATGATCCTCACTCCGTCTGCCTTAAGGGCAATTGCCGATGCTGCTTTTTTAGAACCAATCTTTCCATTTGCCAACGAAAAGTTATCATCTACATCGGTCATTTGGCTAATATAAATACGCGCGGCATCACATACAAAATTGTTCTGGGCCATAGTACCATCATTGACGCGCGGTGGAGAAGCTTTTAATTCTGACGACATGCGCCCCACTACAATATCAATTGTGTTGCAGCCATCCGCACCGACTGCGCCATAGCCGCTAGCGAGATTGGTAGGCCGATCTGTGCCTTGAACAATATAAGTATTTCCTTGCTGAACTACTCTTTCATTTGGGGCTTGGTCAAATATAATGTGCTTTTCGGGCACATAAGTGTGCAGAATTCCAGATGTACCTGGAATACTATTAAGTTTGTTTTCTTTGGCTTTATTTGCCAAATTAATCGAGGCTTCTTTGTCGGGAGATAAGGTTGTCATAATTAGTTTTTTGTTCTATTCAGCGGTAGCCGGTGTGGGGGTTGCGATTGGGGTCTCGATTCGCGGCCCGGTGGGCGGTGCGCTCTTCGCGGATCTCTTCTGTGCGGGCGAGCAGGGCAGCATAGGCCTGCCCATCATAACCCTCCGGTATAGTAATATGAATGTGCTCATTGCAACATGCGCCGCGGCACGGGTCTCCAGAGCCGCCGGGGGGGGTCGTGACCTTTCGATGAGTGGTGGTTCCCGCTGGACGCACAGCGGTTCCCTTTACTGACCAGCAATCTGTTGAAGAGGGCTCCAAGTTGATTATTCCTCCCAGGCCTCGAATTATAGCCAATGCTCGATTAATTTGGGTGCCGGTAGTTCCCGGCTCTACATCATATTCCTTCGAGCGAATATCGATGGCCATTCCCCTAAGATGAGAACTGGAACCTCTTGCGGCCTCAAAAAGAGCACCATCGTTTCCAGTCTCAATTGCGCGTACCATTGCGGGGCCGCTTGTCCTATAGTTGGATATTACTTCGGCTCCTCCGGAGTGTCTATACATGGATTTTATTCGTTGAACTTGGATATCCACTGAGCGCGCGCGGTCGGTTACTGTAAAGGGTAAGCCTGCAGCAGTAAATGCGGCTTCAAGATCTGTTTCAAATTGTATTGCGGCTGGTTGCAGAGCATTATCGCCAAGCGCACCGATCTCGCTAGCCCCCTCAAAGGCCGCCTTAAGGGAATCGCACTGGGTGCTTAGGCCGGCCGCAACTTGGCGGCGGCGATCTGATTCAAGATTAAGGAAAATACCATGCTGTAAATTGAATTTAGTATCTCCCGGCCGTAAGCGGACATTAACTATGTCTCCTACGCTAGGAAGTGGGCCATTGTAACCTTGAACCGAATAAAACATCGTATGCAAGACTACGGCGTTTAATGCGGCCTCAGCGTCATCCGTAGTAGAAAGATCACACGGATCTACAAGAGGAGCATGCGGTGAGGGAACTGCGCCGTCTAATATTCGGGCACGAAACATAAACGCCGGTGCACTAGGAGTTATATCCGGAAGGGCCGGGAGGTCCGGGCGTGATCCATAGCTCAACGCGACAACATCCGATATAACACGGGGTATCGGAGGAGAAAGTACGATTGCTTGAAAAGTATTTTGAGTTCCGTAAACGTCTGTGGAGATAGCATCGACGCCGGCTTGAAGTGTCTCTTCGGCGGCTAGGCTCGGGGTAGACGCCAAATCCGCATCGATGGTGGGCCTATTCCACTTACTCATCGATAATGGTTCCTTTGTCTCCTTGAATTAGATCAAAAAGAGTATCTTTGTCATTATCAGAAAGGCCCTTACTTGTGCCTTCTGCTTTTTGTTGTAACGAGATTATCTTAACTAGTTGTTCGTTTGATCGCTGCATGGTCTCCACGTGCTTTGCGGCAACAGGACTTAAATATTTATTTTGTTCCGGATCGCTAGCAATCTGATTGGCGATCTCATTTAAAAATTCGCGCGCAATCTTTCGATCTTTGCGTATGTTGCCTAGGGCTTCCGATACTAAGCTATTTAAATCCTGCTTACTCATAAGTCTCCGCTCTCCCAATCATCTTTAAAACTATAATATTTTTTACGAAATTTTTTAAGGGAATTTACAATCTGTTTGGTATTGAGCCCCGTAATCTCTCGCAAGTATAGATAAATAGCTTTTTTATTAAAAATATCGATGTCTTCTTTGGATTCGAACAAGATGTTTATAGCTTGATAAACTTTAAGATCGTTTTCTTTCATTTGGGAAACATCCCAAGATTTCAATTCAGCATAAAACGATTTCCAAAATTCTTCTTCTACTCGCTGAGTGACATAAGAGTCATTGGTCGATAAATATTCTTCTTCATAGGCTTTGGAGATATTGTCCAAATCTACTTCGCGCTTGTTGCGCTTTTGTTGGCGTTTTACTTTGTGGATAAACCAATTTTTGGTTATTACTGAGAAATAAGAAAAGGCTTTGGAGCCTTTATTGGGATCGTATTTATCTAAAATTGTCATCAACCATATCTTACACTCTTCACGCAAGGAATCAATATTCGGAAGGTTAGTGAATTTATACGTAAAAACAATCTTGTCCACCATTTCATTAAATGCGGGACGGATGTATTCGATATATAATTCTGTGCGCTCACGCTGATTGGTGGAGCGCGCATAACGAATTATTGCTTCTTCATGATCGGAGGTAAAATAATGATTTTTACGACGCGTTCGTTTCTTCTTCTGGGGGGGAGTTGTCATTTATATCTTCTACTGGAGCGTCTAATTCTTGTTGAGTTAAAGAAATAACATACTCAAAAGTATCCATTTGTTCATTAAACGAGATTGCATGATCTAATAATCCACGCAGTGTTTCATCTCCATAAAATGAGTCTAATTCATAGACTGATTGCAAATGATGTGCAAATGAATTTACCATGGTTTGTAAATCCGCTAACTCATCAGCTACAGAAATCAAACGAACAATAGCTGCCCGGGCATAAATAAATAGGCCCAGGTTTGCTATAATAGATAACGCCAGCGACGCTGACAAAATTACTTCAAGACGGCTCATATGTGTCCTTTTTTGCTTCTTCTTTTTGTTGTTTTAATACTTCGCGGTTGGCTTCGATATACTCACGAGTAAGTTCGCCAACCTCACCATCAACTATTTCTTCTTCTTTTCCTACGATTGTAGGGGTAGTGAGAAGTTTTGTGAGTTGATTTTTAACACCACATCCTGTACAAGATGTTGGTGTTTCCGATATACGATGAAAGATTATATGCACGTTTTTGCATGCACTGCATTCATAACGATATCGTGGCATTATTTTCTGCCTAGTGTCTCTAAATCTTCACTCGTCACGGCCTGATTGTTACTCACGCGGATCGTAGGGGGATTCATTACGGTGAGACCATCGCTACCATCTTCAAGATCAAAGCTTTGTAAAATCGGAACAATATCCGTCTCAGTCATTAATGATTCCTGGAGCGCCATCATAATAGCTCCAAGGGCTTGGGGTGATAATTTCATTGGGGTTTCTCCTTTACCATTTAAAATTACGTTTATAGTATTTTACTATCGGATCAATTTCTTGATCAAAATGTCTTTGCGGTGTCCAGCCGAGGGCCCGCAATTTATCATCATTTAAAGCATACCGAACATCTTGGCCCGGGCGTTTGTGTGATAAGTCTAAAAAGTTTGTAGCATCCGTTTCTTTTCCAAAATAAGAATTAATAATCTTTTGAACAGTTTCAATATTTTTCTGCTCATAGCCGCCGGCCACATTATAAATTTCATTAGTTACACCAGCATTGATCAGGGCAATAACAGCGGCTGCAGTATCGTCTGAATGTAGCCAATTTCGGATGGGGGCGCCTTCGTCGTGAAGTCGAATTTCCTTTTTTCTCATGAGCAATTTTACTGTGACGGGGATAAGTTTTTCAGGATATTGGCCGATTCCATAATTATTGGTCGGACGTAAAATAAGATAATTCAATCCATAAGTTCGTGCCCATGCCAAAATTAACATATCTGCTGCAGCCTTCGAGGCTGAATATGGATTGCTTGGCATGAGGCGATCTGTTTCGATGTGTTCTCCGTGCGTAATGTCTCCATAAACTTCATCTGTGCTGAAGTGGAAAAGAATGGGGCGCTCGGTTACATTGTTTTGTTTGTTGCGAATTAAGTCCAGCAGGTTTTTCACTCCCGTGACATTGGATTCCAAAAAATCAGTGCTATCCACAATACTATTTCCTACGTGTGACTCGGCTGCCACATTAATAACGTAATCACAGTCGGGCAAATATTTTAAATTAGCAATATTTTCTTTTGTAAAGGTAAAATTAGAACTTTGTTGAAATTCATCTAAGAATTGGAGATTGGCTGCGTAGGTGCAACAATCAACTCCATAGACTTTCCATCCCAAATCTAGACACTTACGAGTCAAGTGAGAGCCAATAAGTCCCAAACATCCTGTTATTGTTACGAGCTTCATTCGTCTAGCATTCCCACATAATCACTACAAATTCCATAAATTTCCCTATCCTCGCACATCTTTAATGTAGTCTCTTTATCTTTTATCACGATTACGCTATTTGCGCAAGTTTTTTTTCCAGGATACGTCCAAATGTGGCCGCGGCTCGTTAAAGTATAATCATCCTCTTGGTGCCAAAAACAATGAACCCCCAGCGCGTTTAACTTGTGTAAGGCTTCTAAATTTTTGGCATGACACCATAATTGTTCATTGTTAAAGAACTCTCTTTCGACTTCGTGCAAAGGTTTATCATGGCCTAAAAACCACTTTTTATCCACATACCATACATCTATCTCTACATCATATCCGCGATAGGCAGCAGCTAAGATATACTCAGGGCGATTTTGGAACTTCGCGTTTGGGCCTTTGGTGTTTCCGCGATGGGCGATCAATTTCATTTTTTAATCCATATATCCATGTTTTTTCAACCACCATCCATATTCTGTTTCAATGGCTTCAATTTGTTGGGGAGTAAGGGTGGCCTTATATCCTCCTATAATTCCACTATTAGTAAGATGGGCAGCCCGAAGGCGTGTTATTCTCCAGAACATGTCGTCGGTGTCGAGATTCAGGCTCAGGGCTTTCTTTTTAAGATCTTCGGCCGTGTCTATAATAGAAGGTAATACTTTAAGAGGAGTATTGATTCGGAGATGATTGCGCATGTGGTAGACCGTGGATAGAGGATCAGCTTTATATGTTTCATATACCCATTCATACACTCTAGCCCGTATCTTGCAACTAGATGTAAACCAATCAATATTGCGTTGGCAAAGTCCTAATATATCGTCTGCTAGTGAGGGGTCTTTCCGAATAGCCGATGCAATGGTATCTCTTAAATCTCTTTTAACCACGAATACACGCAAATCGCTACAAGTAGTATCATTGGCTTTAAAGCAAATAGAATTAGGAGGAAGAAAGTGTTGTTTCATAAGTTGAAATATACGATTGCTATTGCCTTTCACCCATAGATCCTCGGATGTGGAAGGGACGCCATCTCCGTAGGTATCGCCCTGAAAATGAACCAACAGGTGATCGTCGCTATTTTCTACGAGCAATCTGACTAAATTAAAACATAAGGTACTTCCCGCTTGAGGCATGCCAGCAATTAAGATGCGTTGTAGCTTGCCATTGACGATAGCGTGATGCACCCATTCTTCTTCGGCAGTTAATGTGGGAATATCGGGTGGGGTTTTTGTCATTTTTCTTTCAGAAATCTCCGTAAATCTTCTGGTGTTCCAATACCCCACATTTCATGCACATAGAACGGAATCAAAGTCTTTCCGTCGCCAATTAGTTCGTTATATACCGGTGCGATGTAAAATTCATTATTCACACGAATATCTTTTTGGATCATTTGTTTTGCATATTTAACGAAGTCAGAGCCCTTGCGATACCAATAAATTCCACATGTGGCAATATTAGAGATAGGTCTTTTCTCTGCAACCTCTGTGGCATAGCCACGAGAATTAGTTTTAACAAAAGACCATTTTGGATGAACTGCATTAAACGTGAAGACAATTGCATCTACGTTCGTAAGGTTTCGCAACATATTAAAGTTTTGAACTTCGTATTCAATAAACTGATCTGAATTTGCGATAAGGAGATCCTCATCATTGTCGATATATTCTTCGGCTAACAAGGCCGTACAGGCGGCGCCTTCGGTGAGGGTGTCCACTATTACGTATTCACAATTACCATTGGTGATTCGTTGCAACGTGTCAAGAAGGCCCGAATATTTTTCTACATGAGCTTTACGAATTAAGAAAATATATTCACAATCAAAATCTAAATTTTCTACCACTGTCTGGATCATGGGCTTTCCATTGACATCGATGAGCGGCTTAGGAAAAGTATACCCTTCTTTACTAAAACGGCTTCCTTCACCTGCCATAGGGATTAAAATTTTCATCGATAAACTCCTTTAAGTTTGCAATCGTTACATCGTCAGGATTTTCTACTTCCAACACCTTGCATCCAGAAGCATATGCAGCTTCTCGGCCTTTGGGTGAATCTTCCACAATTAAGGTATTTTGATTTGATACATAAAAATGTTCCACAACATGCAAGTACCCTTCCGGATGGGGCTTTGCAAATGTCACATCTTCATTGGTCAAAATATAATCAAAATATTCAATGATGCCTGTTTTTTCCAACATCAGCAACGCAGTTTCCCGAATACTATTAGTAAAACACGCCACAGGAATGCCGCTTGCGCGCAGCCACTTTAAGAGGGCGATCTTCTCTTCTCGTATTGGTGCTTCTTCGTTGATAATCTTAATAGTTTTCACCTGTTTGAGATCGTAAACAGCATCATGTTGAGATTCATCTAAAACATTCATCTCAGTTAGCTTGTTAAGTTTTACTTTTGTCGGTGTCCCATTAAATGTGTTATAGTGGTCTTCCAAAGAAATTTCATATTGACACACTTCTTGCAGTGCTTCATTTAAGGCTACGCGATGCCATTCGCATGCGTCAACCAACACACCATCAAGATCGAAAATAACAAGTTTTAACATTAGCAGGTTCCTCGCGTGTCTGGGTCTATATCATTACTTTCCAAAATCGGCAAAAGATCGTCGCCATATTCCGATAGATTCCATTTTCCTTTCACCACAGCCGTGGCAAAATATGGATATATATTACTTTCCCAATGAAACATTCCCTTCTTTTTGTCTTCTTGTAAATAAGTCATTCCAGTTTTAATATTAAGATAATCTACTACACCCGAAGAGTTGTGTTCAAATTGCCAAATGTCATCTCCGCCAGTCAGATCATAAATGCGCATTAGTTGTGACTTCTTACACAAACTTGGCTGAATAGCAAATTTTAAATTAGGAGGGTTGGCATAGATATAGGGCTTTGAAGTAATCTCGCGTAAAGCTGTGTCTTCGTAAGCCGCACAAATGAGCTTTACGATATCCACCTCATTGGCGTGAATGGTCTCAGTTATTTCATTTAAGATCTCATATTGAGGCTCCTCATACAAGAACATATCTTCATGATGAAATAAAAGAATTTCTTCTTGTACTTGCTCTAAGCAGTGTGTCATTCTTTGTTGATAGCGTTCAGTGTCATCATAGGTAATAAGGTGCCAATTTTCTTTATCCAAAGGGGCAGTTTCGGTATTTGAAAAGAGATATTTTTTGTGTGTGGGAAAATATTTATCGGTTTGGCTAAACATAGGGCCCCAGACATCTGAATAATCGCTATGAGAATAGAATACTAAAGCAAACATCTTATTTTCCCCAATCTTCGATGTGATCGTACATGAAGTCGGCATGTGCCTGTTTCCCACATTCATCCATTTGCGCAAAGAAGTCAATTGATAATTGTGTGTTGGTCTCGCTAATAAGTGGAGAGAACTTTAAATGATCGCATCCAATAGTACCATACTGATAAGCTGCCACGCTTTGTAAGGTTTCATCATCTGCCACAATTTGATCCCAGACGCGCGTTCCAATTGTAGGCACGGTGCCATGGCTACATACCCACTCTAAGCCCTCCAGCGTCCTCATAGAGCCCGCAATAATTTCTCCCGCGCCATCATTCCCTTCGTTTTTTCTACGCCGTGTAAACAGGACGTGAGCCTTCGCATCAAGACCTTGCTCTTCCATGCGGCCCGGGATGAGGCTGATATATTTTACCTTATAGGAAAGACAAGACAGAGCGGTCGAGCAATCGGCCAGACCAGTTACATTCGTTTCCGCATATTGGTTTAGATCGTCTACCATTTCCAGGATCGGTCTAAAGGGCGGGATCTTAAGGCCGATCTTTGTTTGGCCATCATTAAATTGACTTATGTGTTTTACATAGGCATATACTTGTTCGGGGGTCATTGTAGAAACTGGTGCCTGTACATATACCACCCCTTCGGCATCACCACGCAAGTCAGAGACCAATGAACACAAGACGGGGAGCTTGGCTTCCCATTCTCGAAGTTTAAATAAATCTACTTTTTTAAACGCGTTGGGATTCGTTGTGATCCCTCGAATATTTTTAGCATCTAAGTGCTTATGAGCTTTGTCCCATACATTTAAAATATATTGGTCATCCGCTGTATCAAAGAAAAAATCAAACATTACTTTGCCTCCTGTTCTGCTTCTAATAATTGTTTTTTAATATCATTCCAATTGGTAAACTTGATTCCTTTATCATCAATAAAGTAATCTACATGCGGCTTTCCAAACCTTACTTCGTCATATGGAATTCCATATCTTTCTAACCAATCAAAAATTAACTTTCCCTGCCGAGCCACCACGCGTCCGATATTATTATTGCAGGTACGCATATTTCTAGCTGTGAAAATTACAATGTAATATCCACGCTGCTTTAATTCTTCGAGTGTATCGACGGCGCCGGGAAGCGGCTTAACATCCGCATAAGTTACACCAGGGCGCGTATTTTCGCATATAGTTCCATCTAGGTCTACACAAATCTTTAACATATTAACTCTCTAAAATCTCATTTAAAATTCTAATACCATTTAGGTACATTACGGTTTGTCGTGCTTCGCTGTCATAATGCCGGGAGCACATTCCAATATAAATTAATCCCTCAATTAATTTAGAATAGGGGTTGTGAAAACTTGTGAGTTCCTCAAACACCTTATTAATCTTTTCTTTGTTGTTATTTGCAAAGGTAATTTCATAGGCATCTAATGTGGGACTTTCATCAATTTTAAATTCATCATAAATAATATATTCATAACCGCCTTGATATGAATGAACCAACTTTGCTGTGTCATAGTGCGGATCGCCGTATATTCCATTCTTTCCAAAGTTTCCACGTGGGTCTACAAATCTCAATAAGGCCGTGTTCGTTTTAGTATTAACTCCGCATAAGATATTAGAAAAACAAAAATCTCCATGAATAATCGACACCTTGTTTAAATCTAGCAATCGTTCTTGAATTATTTTTTTTACGTCATCCCAAATTTGTTCAAAATTTAAATATTGAGTTCCATTAATCTTAACAGATGATTGTTGTGCTAAGTGTTTAAATTTGTCAAAATTATCAATTAAGTCCTTATAGTAGTGTTCAGTTTTATCGATATACATTGCTTCAGCGATTGGGGATCCGTTAATATTTTCTTGCGTTTGAGAAAACTGAGTCAAAGCCTCTTGGAGGCTAGTGGCTGCTAAGGTCCAAAAATTCTCATCATAATCTCGATATACCATATAATCGCCTAAGTTATCATATGCATAATATTCTAGTTCCATTCCATATCCGGCATCACTTTCATAAGAATCTAAAAGACGCGGAAAGAAAATACGCCCTTTATTGTTAGTTTGAGCGATTTGTTTATAATAATTGATCTCGTTTTTGAGTCGCTCTTCTTGGCTCGTTTTGGTAATGGTTCCTAGATTTTTATTAATAGAAAATGAATTATAAGCTCTCGTTATATGCTGCTTCATATACTTCCTCAATGGAGATAATGCTCAATCCATGTTCCACTGCAAATTTATCTAAATCACCGCCCTTTTTCATGGTGCCATCATCGTTCATAATCTCACAGATCATCGCTATTGGCTGTAGGCCAGCTAGCTTACAAAGCTCAATAGAACCTTCAGTGTGGCCGCGGCGTACTTTTAAAAGCTCCGGTCTCGCGCGCAAAGGAAAGAGGTGGCCCGGGCGTGTAAGTTCGTCCGGAGTTGAATCAGGATCTAGAAGGACCCGGATGGTGCTCAAACGATCTTGTACCGACATACCGGTGGTGGTCCCATCGCGAGCATCTATAGACACGGTGAAAGGAGTTTCATTTTTATCAGTGTTGGTAGCGACCATGGGAGGAATTTCTAGGCGATCTAAAATGCTTCCATCGCAGGGTAAACACATTAGCCCACGAGCCTTGTTCATAGTAAAGACTAAGTTTTCTTCATTGCATACCTCCGCGGCGATAACAATATCTCCTTCGTTTTCTCTATCATATTCGTCTACCAAAATAATCGGCTTTCCCGTTCGTAAGTCTTCGAGGGCCGATTGAAATTTGCGATTGTTTAACATTTTTCTTTCCTTTATATATTTGTTATAGTTTAGCATAAAATCATCCAGTTGTAAAGATGATTTTTTGGTTTCGACCCAATTTAGAAAAGAGTCTAGTTCTGTGGGTGTCCCCATTGATTTCATATCGTGAATGGTGTAATTTTTAATTTGATGGTTATCTTTGATGGCTTGATTGAACACTGGAGCAATATAAAACTCATTGTTAACACGCAGATCTTGATCGATCATGGCTTGAGTATATTTAACAAAATCGCTTCCTTGGCGCCAATAAAATGCACCAGCTAGCGCATTATCTGAAATAGCTTCCTTCTCGGCCACTTCCAGTACATTGTTGTTATTATCGACGCGCGCGTAACTCCAGTGAGGGCTCTTTTCTGGATCTTTGAAAGTAAAGATCATTCCCTTGACATCGGGGTCTTGCACGCTATGGAGGAAATTGTCGGTATCCCAAATAAAATAATTATCCGAATTTACGATTAATAGCGGCTCTGCGCTATCAATAAGGTCTGTCGCTAACAAAGCGCTACAGGCTTGTCCTTCGGTGAGACCTTCGGTAATAATAATCTCACAAGTAGGTACGACCTTCTTAAGAAAAAGATGAACATTATATTTATCACAATGTTCCTGTCGTACTACAAAGATGTATTTTCCTTTGATACCCATATTTTCAACTACACGTTGAATCATAGGTTTGCCACTTACATCAATTAATGGCTTCGGTAGGCTATATCCTACCTCTTTAAATCTAGAGCCGGCGCCGGCCATTGGAATTAAAATATTCATTCGTTACTCCCATTCAGTTTTTAATAATTCACTATTTTCCCACTGTTCATGGTCAATTAAAAACCACTTCATTAACAAGATTGCATTTACTACCATATGTGGGGGATATTTGTGTAAATTGGTAGTTCTTTCTTCTACCGGTTTAAGCATTTCATTAGTACGATACTGGCCGGCTGACGAATCTGGCCAGCCGGTTGTTACAGCTTCGGCGTAATCGCTCCCGAGTTGTAAGTACTCGGTTAAGGTTTTATCATAAATTTGGGCAAAACAATCCATGTTCTCAGAATTCGAATAAAACCACATGTCTGCGGGGCCTTCGTTAAACAAGTCCCAATATACTTGATAAAATTTAGACATGTCATATGCCGGATTAAAATCAATACATTGACATGGCCAAGGATTGCCTTTGCCGGGGCCGCTCGTCGCCCTGTTGACACGTCCTAAATCAAATCGCGACTTAATGACACAATCATATTTAAAATTATTTTCTTCTTCATACTCTTTTTTGAGTTCAAAAGATTTTTGAATAGAATAATATTGACTTAAAATTCGTTCGGGGCCCACATAGCCATGACCTTGTGTGGAATTCACTGTCCAGCTACCAAGGGAGCCTTGGGGGTCTAAAAAGCGTCGACTGATCTTATGGTCGTCGGCGATGGTGTCAAAATTAATCTGTGGTTCAATGATATATTTTTTGGGAGCGTATAGCTCTACGAGCACTTCTTCTAGGTGCGGCTCCCAATTATGCAAAAAGACGTCGATTTCGTGACCTTCTTCTCGGTATTTAAAAATGTGTTTTTGGATATATGCATAGCCGTCTTCTCCTAAAGAGCTTGTGTCTTTAAGTGAGCTAAAATATCCTGATAAGCAGAGTGCGATTTTCATATTACCTCCACGTTTTTAAATAAGTCAAATTCACGCAAATCTCTGTAAAAAGGCTCTTCTGGTATATCTTCTACATGGTCGGGATAATTCTGCATTAGCATTAATCCTCTGGCTGCTTGTTCGGGGCTCATATAAGCGTTCCACCCATTAATCTCGATGTTGTCTTCGTGATACATAACTTCGCCGCGGCCTTCATAGCGTGCTTTTCTAAACCACTGCGCAGCTTCTTCGCTGTCCGTTAAAATCATTCCTCCTTTCCCTATCTTCAAATGCTTTTTGATATGGAAAGAAAGACACATAAAGCTATCGGGAATATACATTCCACTAGTGAGCCGCTTTGCTGCATCATAAATAGGATAAGGTTCTAATTGATACACACCTTTCCATCTATAATCTCTAAATTTTAAAGTTCCGCCGGCATGTAAAATAGACTGAGGTACCGAAAGATAGGTGCGTGAAGGGATAACGACTTCTTTTACTTTGAGATATTCGCAACACATTAATAATGCATCGGTGCAATTATCAGTACATACCGCATATTTGGATCCGCAATAGTCGGCCATTGTTTCTTCAAACATTTTTACAATTTTATAAGGATTATGTCTCATTTTTTTCCAAAAGATAATATTTCTTTTTAAATCCACATTTTTCAAATAAGCGTATACTGGCCTCATTATCCAATTTGACTTTTGCCATGGCCGTTGGGTGCTTTTTCATAATCTCATTAATCATGAATGCGCCGGCGCCCCGACCTTGCGCCTCGGGATGAGTAGCTACCCGAATGTCGTCTTCTATAACTCCAACATAACCCATAGGCTGCTCATTGTCAAGACAAATCCAAAAATTATTATTATATTGCAGCATATACGTCGCATGTTGAATTTCATCAATAGTTTCTTGTTGTATGAATCCTTCTCGAACACCTTCCATATTTCGGAGCGTTCGAATGAATTCCCAATATTTAGGACTATTCTGAATTAATTCCATACATCCACCTGCGTTCCGAAGGGGCTTCCGCTATTAAGCCAATAATGAGTTAGGTACCCACGCGTATGTTTCCAGCCTTCTAAGCCCAATAAAGGATTGAGACAACTGCCAATATCTAAAAATGTATTATTATTATTGTCCATAAAACAATCATGAATAATGAAATTACTTAACGATGCCGCAGAGCATAAAACGATATGATCTTTGATATTATTAGTAGTAATATATTCTTTTATTTCATCTACTCGACAATAATCCTCAATCATACAATTGGATCCAATTTCAAATTTTTTCTTAATCGGAAAGGGAAGCTGCGTAGTATCTGCTAATTTGTTAACCACATAAATAATATCACGATTTATAAAGAGAGGCACCATCTCTTCTATAAAGCGACTATAGTTGGCGTTAATTAAAAGATTAGAATAGGTGAGGGTTTCATGATCCCCGCCATGCAAATCAATTTGATATTGAAAATTTTCGTTAGCCAAGTGGGGGTCGCTAGAAGTACAGATACCCTTAAAATAGTTGGGGGCTCGTGTTTTAAAACATTCGATCAATTTCTCGCGGTAAACCTGATCACGTTCTGGGAGAAATTCCTTTTGCTCTTCTTCGGTATAAATATTTGACCCCTTAATGTCCCCCGTTACGTAATGGTTCTCGGCTAAAATGACTGTCTTATTTTGCATAATAAACAACTCACCATCCGAAAACCGAGCAAATGCAAATTGTTCATTGTTTTTTATCTTAGTTAAGAGCTTTGTGAATTCTTGTCTAAAATTTTTCATTATAATAGCTCTTTTATCAATATATCTTTAATACGCGAGGCCGAGTTACCATCACCATATGGCGATGCACCCACAGGAATAGGATCGTCTTTAATCATATAAAATAAATTCTCTAAATCGTGTATATTGGCCATAAAAGAAAAAGTACCCATGCCTTCAATGCGTTCTGTCTTCTCTCGACACACAAGGCACTTTTTACCAAAGAACGATGATTCTTCTTGCAGCCCCCCGCTGTCGGTGATCACCATAAAAGACGATGCAAGTAATTGTAAAAACTCATGATAGGGAAGTGGCTCTGTTACTCTCACAAACTCTAACAAGCCTCGATGTTTCTGAACATTTGGGTTCGGATGAATAGGCAATACAAAATCGAATTCAGGATTGTCGTGAGCCAATTTATCAAACGCGGCAAACCATTGTGGAAGCAGAGAGTGGTTTTCGCGGCGGTGCATAGTAAGCACTATTGTATTGGTGCGTTCCGGTATAATGTGAGATAAATTGTCTAAAACAGTGTTGCCCACGGTAAACACCTTTCCGGGAGCGCTCTCTTTTTGTAATTGATCGGTACAAGTTTGAGTAGGAGATAAATGAATATCAGCTAAACAAGAAATTGCACGACGATTAAATTCTTCGGGATACGGATGTTCTTTATTGTAGGTACGTAGGCCGGCCTCTAAATGAACAATTTTAAGTTGTCGATGAAAGGCCGCTAGTGCTACGGCAAATGCGGAAGTGGTATCTCCCTGCACCAAGACAGCATCTACATCTTTAAACAAATAGCTATTATTCATTACCGCTGAAACAATCGAGTCTAGCCGATTATCTCCGCTTTCAATTTTAAGGCGCCGAAGATCTTCTTGCAGGCTGGATAATAGATCTACATGTTGTCCTGTGAATAAGAGTTTATAAGGGATGTGTCCTTGGATGGCATCTATTACAGGTTTAATTTTAATATATTCAGGACGAGTTCCAAAAGCAATTAAAAGCACTACTTCACCTTTCTTACTGTATTCCAGCCCTTCTGAAGGCCATTCTGTACACAAACATCCCGTTCATAAAAAAATTGTGCATGTGAAACTGCTTGGTTGGTAGACGTCGCTTTGTTATCTATGCCTAGTTCATTCCCCATGATCGAGCCATGAAGTTCTTTATCATCCGGAGGATGGGGGGGACAATAGGTTGGGACACCTCCATGGATTTTGGCCATGAAGGCGAACTGGATATCTTCCCCGTTGTCCCAAGTTGTGGGCTTTTCTTGCCATAAGTAACGCAGCCATTCGCGCTTAAAAAACCATGAATGGCCAACTAAGTCTACTTCAGTGGTTTCAGAATTTTGAGAGGGCCAGCCGCAGCGTTCATGATTCATATACTGATTACTATTTAATAATATACCAGCACTTCCTAAAATACCTTCATGGGTCTTCATCGTTGTTAAGCAATTTTCATGCCATCGAGAGCCCGGTACCGTATCGTCATCGTAAATGGCAATATATTCAGTATCAGCTAAAAGGGCGGCGGCAAATCGGCCGTAAAATTTCCAATTATAGTCATTGTGGAATACCTTATCCACACCTAAGCTCTTAAAGTCATAACCTTCGTTATCATCGTGAGCATTTACCCACAGCCAAATTTCTTTGGGAGGATTAGTTTGATTACGAATGGCCTCAATCTGCATCTTTAAGTTGTAAGGACGTCGATAAGCATTTAAGATGACTGTGATGTCCGATATATCTGATGGGTTTTCTTGGGGGCGTTCTTCTAGAATTGCTACTTTAATATCTTCAAAAACGCGGTGGCGTTGTGAGCGTACAAATTCTATTAATTCTTTGCCTTTATATTTTTTAAACCAATCTTCCGAAATACAACCATTTAAATTAGTGGTCATCAATTTACAATTTAACATTCGAGCTTCAATTATTACCCGATTAAAACTCTCTAGCACCCGCGGAATAAACACATGGGCTTCATGCGATGAAAGCTGCTTAATAAATTCAGCATAATCTGCGGATCCAATTAAAGTATATTCAATTTCTTTGTCTTCGCAATGCTGGATAATGGCACGGGTGTTTTTAGTAGGATTTTTGCTGTTAACAATAGATGCGTCTGCTTGCTTATCGTTTTCTATATTGTCTTCGATAATTTTTAATTGTTCATCAGTCCACAAACTCATTCCTAAATTAATCACATGAGAAATATTTAAATTTTTAGTAATACACTCAGCTTGAATTTTAGATTGAGCGAAAATATATTTAGCATTATTATAAATCTCGCGATTAACAATGTCTTCCGGGGGTGCTAGATAGTCCTTATATACAGCCGGGTTGCGAGTCTTGACATATTTGTGATCATGTTCCATGATACTATAAGAGCCAGGATACTTTACTAGCTCTATAGATACCGGATCTGTCATCATTGTAAAATTAGAAACGATAAAATGATAGCCCGAAGAACGATAAAGTTTAATATGTTTATCGGTAATTTCATTATTTTGAAATTTTATTACATCGAAACCATCATCTTGTAACAAGGTGATTAAAATATCATCATAAATTTCAGCGCCACCAGCAATTTTATCTACAAAAAAATCAGCAATATAGACAATTTTTTTCACTATTCAAACTCCAAAATCTGGGGCTCTTCCATTTGTATATCAGCGGAGTCGGTTCCTAATACGGCGTCCACAAAGTCTTTATACATCTTTTCGGGTGCGTGCGTTTCGTGAAGCGTTTTAGCATGTTCTGCGCAGCGTTTGACCAAATCTTGATCAGTGGCGCATATATCATTATAACATTGTCTCATTTGATGTTTAGCGGACTTTTCGCGCGGATAACACCACATGGAATCGGGAATAATAACATTTTCCCAATGCACCTCTGGAGGTACGGGTTGCAGATCAAATGCCACATCATAAAAAACGTTTTGTGCGGTTTCTGGATCTATAAGAAAATCCAAGTGGCCTGACCACCCGGGCGCAATCACAGGAAGGCCGCTGTATGCTGCCTCAAATAAAGGTAAGCCATATCCTTCTCCGTGCGTAAGACTTAGTAAGGCCTTAATTGCGGGATGACGATAGAGCGCATGGATTTCTTCGCCCGACATGTCACCATGAAGCAAATGCAAAGAACATTTAGCATCCGGGAAGTGGGATTTAATTTGTTGCAACTTGCCATAAGTCATGTTGCGATCCATCAGGCAGTTTTTAATCATGTTAGTTTTCACTACTAAACCTATCTCTTCATCATGGAACTCTTCCATAAACCATTTAATAGTATTATCCAGATTCTTTCGGGGGCCCCATTGGGTTACAGCTACGAAGTTCACCGGATGGGGGAGCGATAGTTCCAGAGGTTTTAATTTGGTGTGTTCGCGAACTGGAAAATTAACAGTTATAATAGGGATTTCATTTTTTAGTACTACAGGCTCGCCAGTGTCAGGGTTCTGTCCATTAAAGACAGAGTTTTCAAAGACATGCTTAGAATGATCCGATACCACAATTAATCGGTTTAATGTTTCATTATTTTTAATCAACCAGGGATATGCTACTTTTGTAGTTTCGATTCCTGCCGTATAGCCAATATTTATTGGGGCCATTGGTTCGAACTCCAAAGGGATAGTAACCTGTAGCGACATGTCGAAAACTCCTCCATTTTGGATATAATGAATAGTATCCTCGATGCGCTCATCCATCCACTTTCTTTCTTCATCTATATCAAAAATCCAAGATGTCTGTCCCCAAATAATTGGCTGGATGTACACTTCAAATAAGTCTAATCGCGACTTTAAAGCTCGTAGTGCAAATCGAGCTTGTTCTCCATATCCTGACCGAGTGAGTACAGGACCTTTAACTAAAATCTTGGCTTTCTTCATGCTACCTCCAATAATTGCCAGCGTTCATATCCTTTGCGTGTTTCCCATGATCCGTGACGCTCTACTATATCGTCCATAATTTCTACCCATCTCTCTTGAAAGGTTTCGAAATTATAATTCTTTTGTATATGTTGGCGCCCTAAAAGTGACATTTTCTTATATGCCTTATCAGATAAATTAATCGCGTCTTTAAGAGAACGATGAAAGTCTTTTTGATTTATTCTATCTTCATAGATATACGGTACTGTCAACGAACCAATCACAGCTTTGGAGGCTGGCTGGATTCCATAGCCAAACCAATTTTCTCCATCTGTTACTTGTTCTTGTAATCCTCCGGTCATGTTCACAATAATAGGAGTACCGCAGGCTAAAGATTCTAAAGTGGCTAAGCCAAAGCCTTCGGCATCAGAAATATTAATAGTAAAATCTGCAGCATTATAAACCACAGCCAGTTCCTCAGCGGGAATTTTGTTTGTAGATAATAGTACTTGGCCATCGGTAATTCCTAGATGTTCTAGAATATGCGGTAAATCTTGTCCATGTGGATCTTTAGGAGCAGTGTGCATTACCAGGGTTGCTTTGTCGTGACCTACGTCGTCTAAAAATTCTTTAAACCAATATATTAAGGTGCCGCTTTGTTTTCTACGCGCATTTCTATTATTCCAGAAAAATATCTTTTTCTTAGGATTAGATAGAGCCGGGTTCACGCCTAGAATGTCCTTTCGGGCTGTGGCCACACGAGCTTTGTCTTCCGCGCTTTTAAATTTATAAAACCATTCTCCATTTACTGCATGGGGGAGATAAGTCGTGCTTACTTTGGGGGCTGCTTCACGTACAATGGCATCGGTTACCTTGGAGATAGTTACAATCTCATCAGTGGAGTTATAATACCGCGCATTATAATGAGGGGTAGGAAAATTGTCCCAAACATGATAATACACCATGGGTATATTAGGTCGGATTTCATTCTCAATTTCCCATAGCCATACATAAAAGCGTGGGTCTGTCATAAACCATAAAACATCTGGTTTCTCTTTTTGCATGATCGACCGGATTTGATCGGCGGATCCGTATCCATCAGTAGGATAAATTATCCAATCTTTCATATATGGCTCTACTTGTGTGGGTTGGTAGCTATCGTGTTTCATAGCTCCGCCCAAACATATAAAGCTATAACGCCCTGTCTTTAGCAGGGCCTCAATTACATACTTGGTTTGTGTTCCTACCCCCGATGGTGATAGAGGATGATCAGATAAAGTTAAAATTTTGATTTTTTTCATTTTTTTCCTTAAGGGCAGTGTTTAGTTTTATGAAATTTGCATCCGTACCCTGCGGTGCATGATAATCTGTTTTTGATGTAGCGCTTTTTCTTAATATTCCAAAGGGCCATGTTCAAAAGCTTGAGAGCGTTTTGTGTCTTTTTCGGACCACTGGTGACTCGAAAAAACTCTACTCTGTTGTTCTTTGCGGTTCTCTTAAGAAGTGCAAAGTGTGTTTCAATGTCTTTGGGGTCCTGACATGCTGCCAGCGCAAAAAAGTGCTTATATAAAGTAAGCTGATACGTGACCATTTTGTCATTCTTTTTGCGGGCGTCCCAGCCCCAAGAACAAGTCTTCCAGTCGAAGATATGAATCTTGCCGTCAGGGGTGACGACAATGGCATCAATATAGCCTTTGAATTTGTAATCTTCTTCACCTTCAATATCGAGCATGAGAGGGAATTCTACAGCCAGAACTTCATATTCCTCAAAATAATCGTCCAAGGCGTCTTCAATCTCAGGTAAAATCTTCTTGCCCTGCTCTCGCATATCCGATACAAGCTTTGGATCAACTTCGACATCGTCGGGCAATTTAGCTAAGTTTTTCTCGAAGGACTGCAGAAAGTGCTCATCGTCATTAATGTCTTCCTTTAATAATTTCTTTTCGCAGACATCATGAATGGCAGTTCCGAACGCTGTGAAAGCATTCCCTTTGAAACCATCAATTTTGTCGACGCGGGTTAGTTTATGATAAAATGCGCAAAAGGCCCAATCCTTAAGCTCACTATAACTTATATGTGGCACACATACTCCATTTTATATATTATAACCCTTCTAGCGAGAGTTGTCAAGATTTTTTATATCTTGAAGTAATATTAACTTCTTCGTGAGTGCGGGACTAATTTTTTGAAGAAATCCGTGATTAGAATATAAGTAAAAATCCGTAAATCCGGTGGCGAAATACTCTCTCAGCGATGTGGGAGCATACGCATTAATAAATAGTCCCATGCATATCATTCGTAATTTGTCATATCCAATTGTCTTTAACAAAAAGTCATCAAACTCTTGATTATATTCGGTATCCATAAACCACTTAAGAGGGGCTTTATAGCCCAGGGCCCAGAGTTTATCATGTAAAATCTTACGTTTACGAAGAAATTCCCCTCTAATCTCTTGATCTCCATAAATTTCATATCCATATGGCTCTTCAATCGAGTGAGCAACTTCGTGGATAATATCATCAATTAAATCATCTTCATCATCCTGAATGTTAGAAACGTGCAAGATGCCATCTTTGTAAAATGCATTAATATGACGCTCTTTAAATTCATCAAATTCTCCAATCACAATCATTTCTAATTCTGAAAGGAGGTGATCGGGAAGCTTGCTTTCTACTTTAGCAACCACGTTTTCGGGATCGATTTCGGTGTTCTCTAAATCATCTTTAAAAAATACATGGGTTCCCCGAGAAGTGTAGAAGTCACTCCTCATTTCCTGTATCTGCTTCTGTTTCTTTATTAAGTGTTGTAGCATCGTCTAGTCCTAGTTGATATCCTCGTAAAAAATTCTCTTCAGCGATTGCGTACATGAATTCGGGAAATTCCGTGGCTACTGTTTGTGCGATCATATCTACAGTAACTCGTCCATCTTCGGGATCAAATTTCTCCCCCGCATAATCAATTAAAAAATCTTTTAGTAAAGAATTGTTGTTCTCTGGTATCGCAATTAACGGTGTTGAGGATATTTGTTCTTCCGTTAAAACCTTAGAAATTTCTTCTTTATTGTCGCTCATAATGTCTCCTTATTTTATTTATAACATATTCTTTTTATTAATGCAAGTATTTTACAAAACTTTCGATGCAAGTGTGGCGACTTCGCTTCGTTCGCCTTTCTTAAATGTAACATGTCCAGCTAGCGGAAATTCTTTAAACTTCTCAACGGCATGAGCTAGCCCATTAGATGTTTCATTTACATAAATATTATCAATTTGTTCAATATCGCCTGTTAGTACAATTTTAGAGCCTTCTCCAATACGTGTAATAATAGTTTTAATTTCATGCATAGTAAGATTTTGAGCTTCATCAATAATAATAAAAGCATTCGAAATCGAGCGGCCTCGAATATATGTTAAGGCTTCAATTTCAATCTTGCCTTTATCTAAATATAATTGTAAAGCGCTCTTATCGCCTCCCATTAAATATTGTAAGTTGTCCTGAATCGGCATTAACCAGGGAAGCATTTTTTCTTCCATGGTCCCCGGTAAAAAGCCGATGTCCTTTCCCATGGGTTGTACTGGGCGAGAGACAATAAGTCGTGAATAGGAATTCTCTCTGAGGCCAATTGTTTGCTGTAATCCAGCGGCGATAGCGCAAAGTGTTTTACCCGAGCCGGCTCGTCCAACTAAACTAACCACCTTAATCCTAGGATCCATCAAGAGATCAATGGCAAAGGCTTGTTCCTTGTTCCTTGATTTAATATTCCAATCGGGGATGGAGCTATGGACTATTTTTTTTAAGGGAGTGTGGTAGGTGTCAAAGCGCGCCAAAGCCGATTTTTTCGGGTGAGCATTGGAGACCATCATAACATACTGGTTAGCATACCATCCACTATTGCTTTTGTCTTCTTCAATTAAAATAGCTTCGCCGGCGTAGAAACGATCAATAACAGCATCATCTACTAGGTGTTCTACAAAGCCCTGATAAAGCTCGTCGGATGTGCTAACGGCATTTTCTGAAATATAATCTTGAGCTTCAATTCCAAGAGAGTCACAAATGACGCGCATATTAATATCGCGCGATAAAAGTAACGTCTTGCGCAGGGGCTTCGTTTCTTGCGATTCAAGCTTGACCGCTAAGGCGGTGGCTATAATGGTATGATCTGGAATGCGTAAATCTAGATCGGGGGGAAATTGGAGGGATCTTTTTAGACAGTCATAAGACATCACTTTTAAGATGCCCTTTCCTTTGTCGATGCGTACACCTTTGTTTAGATCGCCTTTAGAGCGCAGTTCATCAAGAATACGAATAATCTTGCGGGCGTTTACACCCACAGAATCTTGACGTTTCTTGTGTTTATCGATCTCTTCTAAAACTTTAAGAGGAATAAAAATATCATGATTATCAAATTTATAGATGGCTTCTGCATCTGTTAGATAAACACTAGTGTCTAGTACATAATTTTTTTTAGCCATTATGGATTTACAACGCCCACCGGTCTTTCTCCTATATAGTCTATCATTTTAAATTGGGCCATACCCATAAGGCTTCAGCAATTCCCAATTTACTTCCTGACTGATTAGATCGATAATATTCGGTGGTAGATTATTTAAATATTTTTTTCCTAGATAATAATCTTTATAGTCGACGTGCATGGCCGGAGAGGCGGAGCCCAGCATATTGGCTGGGAGGGGATCTTTAGTGCGCTCACAATTTTCAAACACGGCGCGCCCTATAAGGTTATATTTAGTGCTCAATTCCTTTAAGATAATCATTCGCTGTTCGTCACAGAGAAGATCTTCATATCTAATGGTTTCTGTGGCCGCGGCTAGCCATTGTGTATACCGTGTGTTGAAGGAGTGAATGGATTCGATCACTGCTTGTTCATTATCTCGCAGACGATAACTGCTTTTTAGATTTCGATCTGCTATCTTATCAGTTTTAAAAAAGATATAAGGTTGGTCTTGTTCGTCTGCGTTTAAAGCCCACCTCCACATACTATCGATCCATGCATACGGATCTTTAATCATGATTAGGTGTTTAATCTCCTTAAAAATAACTGCATTAGCTAGGGCTTCAAAAATTTCACCTTCAGATTGACACTCGTATAGATAATACCGTAAGCGGATAACGTCCAGATCTGGATACATGGGGAAAATAGCATTAAGATATTCCTGGCTCGTTGCCATTGCGCCGTGTTTCCATGTTAGACGCGGGAGTACTAAAATATTAGCAAAATTGACTTCTAATAATTCTTTAATGTAATTGGTGCCGGTTCGGCGGGCGCCATATTGGTGAAAAAAAATCATTTAAGTATCTTGGCTACATTCTCAATAGCCCCTTCGTTATATCCTTTGCCTCGATAAATTCTTAACCATTCTTCTTGTCCGTTTTCCCATAAAATTTTTGCTTTGTCTAACGGATACATCTCTATGATAACCCCTGTTAAATGAGTTTGTCGATGAAGAACGCTTTCTCCCACAAAATAATTATTACATAGGACATCAATTCTGTGTTTCATGATATTATAGGGAGTAAACGGTTTTTAGCGTCCTAGGATAACCGTAAACCCCTGCCTGCGTAACGTTCGGCAGCCACGTATCGTTATTATTTACCCGACGATACAGCGGACGCGCTTTAATCGAGAGTTAGGACACCAGTTTCTGTCGGCACAGAAACAGTCCATGAATTCACGAAAGCGCTGGAATCAATAAGTTCTCCTGCGGGTACTTTAACCTCGGCACGTAGCTCACAAAAGCCACGCTTGTGATCAAATTTCTGAATATTCGTATCAATAAAATCAAATTCATAAAAATTATCATTTACGACTTCCGTTAAATATTCAGCAAACGCATGAGTGCCTCTTTCGTACTCTTCCAGCAAGGAAGAAGCACGCAATTCTTCTAAAATAGGTGCACCATACATAGTGGTTACATGTAGGCCCGGTGTGGCCACCAGTTCGCAAAACTCTTCTACAACATTTGTTTCTGTTAGCGCTGTTTCTACTTCAGTTTCATTGTGAACGAATACATCTACTCCATCCACATATGAAAGTGTAACCATGGTAGTGGGGTCCACCTTTAATTTTTTTAATTTTTGAACAAACGACATTTAATCTCCTTTATTGTGTTCTTTCCAATCCAACCAAAATCCAAGTCCGACCATGCAGTGCATTATAATCGAGCTTGATAATTCTATTATATCATGATAATCATTTAAATGCAAGTGTACATGGCCAACAATCCAAAAAGGAATGGCAAATTGTTGGCTATACCAAATTAATGAAAACTTGGCAAATTTTTTCACTTAACTATCGACGCGTTCAGTCAAATATTTTACGTCGGCGGCAACATCAGTTTTAAAACGACCTACCTCGTTCTTCAAAATCTTTAATTCATCAACAAGTTGATTAATTCGATTTTTTAAAGTTCCGACTTGTGTTTTAAGTTCTTTTACTTCTTTGGTACTCATTTCTTCTCCTGTTTTGAGTGTGGCTGGGGCAGCAGGACTCGAACCTGCAACTTCGTGGTTAACAGCCACGCGTTCTGCCGATTGAACTACACCCCAATTAAATAATTTTTTTAATGATATTTTCATCATAAATAAATGTTAAATCTTTGTTTGCTTTTTTAAATGGAATATTCCATTCTTTTTTTAAAATCTCGATCTCTTTTTGATAAATTGGCGTTGCCATCCATCCTGAATATCCGGGCCAATCAAAAGCGTTTCCCTTAGAGGGCGCTCTGATCTCTCTTTCTAGTAGACGAACATGAATTGGCGGAATTGCATCGCCTGCGACTGATTTTACCAGCACAATATCGTTTTTTTGATAGTCTACGCTAACCATCCATCAATTATATAACACATTATAAATCCCGCGAGGGAAAATAATACTAATTCATAATATAATCTAAAATTTTTCATTTGTCAAACAATTATTTTTCTGAGACCTTAGTAGTATATCGTCGTGGTGGTTTTTCTTCGAATTCTCGTGCGTTCTCTACTAACTCGGAAGAGCTAGCTAGTTTTTTATCTCCACCAACGCCCCATAGTAATTTTACTTTTAATTCTTCGCATACCGATTGTTCCGGAGTGTTGCTACGTCCCCGGTCGCCGCCATTGGCGAAATAAGTGGGACGATGACGATAAATGGCTTCACAAACAGTGCCATCGGAGTCGTCGACGGAGTCTACCACAATAACACCCTTAATCGCATTTAAGATTTCTGCTCGTGCTTCAAAACACATAAAAACAAATCCCTTTTTCCGAAATAACCATTCATCCGAGTTGGCTATTACTATTACATCGCCATGTTCTGCCGCGGCTCGAATTAAACGAATGTGACCTGCATGTACGGGGTCAAAACCTCCGGAGACCATTACTGTTTCCGGGGATTTCTCTTTGGGTTTATCAAACATTTCAGTGTGAATTGTCATTCTTTCTTCCTCTTCTTTTTATTGTTAGGCTTAGGTGGGTAATACGACTTAACTTTAAACCGTGTTCCTCCTGGTCCGCACCTTTTTATTTTTACTAATAGCTTATTATCAGTATTCATTGAAAGCATTACCGCGCGGGTACTATCAGCTTCATCGTAAGTATCAAAAATACCTTCTTGTTTCCAGCTTTTATTGTTTTCATTGCTCGGGTCCATTGTTTCCTCCTTGACTCCTTTTATATTATAACACCATTTTTAACAAAGTCAAGTATTTTTATAAAACAACATATCCTACTTCAATAAGTTCGCCTGGATCTGGCACAAAGTCGAGATATATAGTATTAGTACTCGGTAAATAATACCACAATTCTGTTTCTAACCCATTTCTATAGACCACAAGGCTATCTGGTAGCGGAGTTTGGGTAAGGTTAATATAATTAATTTCACCTACTAAAAATGTACTATCAGCCAACCATGCTTCCCAATCGCTGCAAATGTCAATTCCCACTTTTCCATAATAAGCTACTAAATCAATAAATTTCTGACCTACATCATATTGCCAAGTGCTTGCGCATTCACCATCTTCAACTTGCACAATGGCCACTACGTCATGTTGCACTCCTTTAAACTTGTCTACAAGCCAATCATGAAAAGTATTTGTTGGGATGGCCCCTTGCTCGTCTTCATCAGAAACAAAAATAATTAATTTGTCTGCATCATCTCGAAAGAATGCGATGCCTTCAGGCGTGCTTGAGACGAATCCATGCATTGTCTGGAACGCTCTTTCGTACCAATCAGCGCCCAATATATAAGGGGCCAACAAAAAATCAATAGAATCCGAATTATAGTCATAAGGACCAGCAAAATACGGACTGACCAATCCTGAGTTTATAAAGCCAATTTTATAATCAAGTGTTAGGGCTTCGATATCTCCGCGCAACAACTCCACTCCTGTGCTTACTTGTTGAAAATTATCGTTCATTGAACCCGAAGTATCAAGCACAATCAATACATCTAATTTGGTCGGAGGGCTTGGTTGTACGAACGAATCTACAACTACCTCAGTTGGCTGGATCTCTTCTATCACCTCGTACTGCATACCATAATCGGGCTGGCAACCGAGCACTATTAAAGCTGTTAAAAGTAGTAATTTTATCTTTTTAATGGTCATCGCAGTCGCAAGGAGCAAAACCGCAGCAAGGGCAACGGAATGGTGGCTCCTCATTATTACGTAGTTTCTTCACAGAGAAACAGATTTTCCTCCCGCACTTTTGTAATAGTACCCCTACCATCGATAAAAACCCTGTAATCATAGAATAAATCATTTTCTAACACCTCCAGGACCACTGCTTTGAGTCGTAGTGTAGTGTTTTCACCAGATAGATAAGGGTCATATAGTACCCATTCGTCGACTTTAAATTTCCGGCTCTTCATTACTACTTATAACTCGATCTATGTGACCCTCCGACACGTACATAGTCTTTCCTTCGGTGTATACCATATAGTGAAAATCGGTCCAGATCGTAGATTCGACGAAAATACGCTCATGGTCGCTCAAAACTTTTAATATTAATGCGGGCCTTTTCTTATATTTTTTGCGACGCTCTCTTAAGAGAACCAAATCGCCCGCCTTGATTTCTTCGATTAATTTTCCGGAGGACATTCCTGTTGTTCCTCTTTTTGGCTTGTTATAATCTCATAAAGCTTTTTGGGAGATAAATCACTTTGATCATAAATTTTTATTACTCTCCAATCAATAATTCCTGCAATACGGAGAGCATAAGCGATCCATTCACTACAATACCATTTGTTTTTTTGTTTAATATTAAAAGACAACAATTGAGACAAAATCATTCCTACCCAGTCGTATTTACAACCTTTGGTTTCTTGATAAAAATCTTGAATAACTTCGTGTTGTGCTTCATCAATTTCTAAAGATACAAAATCCCAATTGTCTAAATCAAAATCAGTTTTAATTCTTTTTGAAACTGTAGCTGTCAAGAGAGGACTGATACTTATCCAGGTATAATTGTCTGGCATGATAAGTTCGGCGTGGCTATAGGGACTTTTTGTCCACCACCGCACTATTTTATGTTTCCAATTTCCCTTCCCTTTGTAGAACGCAACTTTAACCTTCATCTTGTCGCTCCTCCAGTGTGCCCGTAATCCAGTCCATCAAAGGAAAGACAACATTCCAACTTTTGTTTTGATTGTGCATGTGATGGTTCCAGTGCCACCAAAAATGCTTTTTAGCTACATGGGGATACATATGCAAAAGCTTGTGCACAACTAGAAATGCCGCCCCATATGTAACCAACGCTATATAGAACGCAGGGACTACATGATAAAGCGGCCAATAAAGCGCCAGAAACGCTAAAAGCCCTAGGGTCTCGCGTTTGGTTACGCGAGCATCCAAGAACTTATTATTGCGTGACTCGATATGGTGTTGTCTTAAGTGAAAAGCGAAAACACTATTTTGTTTTTTCCCAAAACCATGAAAGAAATATTTGTGGACGTACCATTCCATGAAATTTGCATAAAGCAATCCAAGACTAAACGCAAAAACAGTTCCCACTCATAGTCCTCCTTCATTAATAATTATACCATATTTTTTAACAGAAGGATAAAAAAATAATTTATTTTAAACGTCGGGATGCAATAGCCAATTCAATCTCTTCAGTTGGTAAGTCCATCGAGTCTTTTAACTCCCACAGAGCCTTCTCGATTTCATCGGTTGTTTCGCGAGTTAAATCAGCATTAATGTGATATGTTCTCATAATTTCTTGGTCCGCAGTATAGCGAACACGATTGCGTGCACGAATTTGATCACGCCTTTGTTGAAGTCTGTCCATTTTCTTGTCTCCTATAAAAAAGGGAGCCAGATTGCTCTGGCCCCCGAGGTTCTTATTACTTAGTTTACTCAACTTGCAGAGGAACGGTTTCTCCTGAAAATACTTGCGAATAAATTGGCAAACCATCAGGTCCGGCGGAAAGTTCCATCGATAAATTAAACACCGATGCTCCTCCCCACCCTTCATCTAACTTGTTGAGAGCGTCAGCAGGCACCATAAACCCACCATCGTTATCAAACTTGCACAGCATTTGCTGATCGCCTAAAATGGCTGCAAAGAAGACATGATCTCCACTGGCATTGCCATAATCTACGAGTAAGCCGCCGCCATTGTACACTAGATTGTCTGCAGAAAAATATACTTGGTCAGGTATGGTCGCAAATTCTTCGACGCTCCAGGTGCCAAAATACGACGTAAAATCGCCATCGGCTTCGACACTGATATTTTGTCCTTGCTTGAAGTCCGGACGATCTGTTAAGATACGACCTTCTTCCATTTCGTGAGAATTCCACACATAAAAGGGCAAAGTCCCTTCAAAGCTTTTCTCCATTCGATAAGAACGATAATCATTCGAAAGTTCAACCCAGTTGCCTGCGGAACGGGCACTATCAGGAATTCCAGGGAAAGCGCTCTCTGGGAACATAGAAACAATTTCTTCATTAGTTCCACTCCAGCATTCGCCGGCTTCTAAGCTATCCCAAGGGTTTTCACAATATGAAATAGGTCCGGGTGGTTCCCAAAAGACAGCCGAAATTCCGTCTGCTCCAACGCCTTGTGGTTCATTGATATCTACAATCGCGTCGTAGTTTTCAATATTAACGGCGCCGGCAATACGGCAGACGTCAATCTGAATGTCTGGAATCGGCTCACAGTCTGCAGCCGACGAACCTTCACTATCCATAAAGATAGATCCCTTCGTCTTTTGCCAATCTTGCCCACCGACAAAAGTGTGTCCGGTGAAGCTGACATAATCGCCAACCATGATGCTGCACTGATACTCTCCATCGTCATTTGTGACCGCCGTAGAGGTCGTCTGACCCCCTGCACACGTCACATCGGCTCCACGTACCGGAAAGTCCTG